GGATTGCCGTCGGGATCCTTGAGCTTCCGGTAGGAGCTCACGGCGGTCTTCAGCGAAGACAGGCTGAGAGCGTTACCGCTGCCGGCCGTTTCCTTCGCGTAGAACGTCGCGTTGCTGTTCTGGAATTCCGTCCAGAACACGGAGTTGAGCTTCAACGCGGCCCCACGCCCCAGACGGGTCGGGACGACGGTGAGAGCACCGAGATCGTCGTTGATGATGTCCTCGCGGCGGATCGACGAGATCCGGCCGTAGGTCTTCGCCTGGATCGTCCGCACCTCGTCGGAAGCGTCCGCGCTCTTGAGCTCGCCGCCGGGGGAAAGTTCCTCGAACTCGAACCCACCGTTCAGGCGAACGCCCGTGACGGCCTTGAAGTCGCTCACCGAGCGGATGGACGCGATCCGATCCCAAGTGGACTCGACCGCCGTGAAGCCGGCCAGCAAAAACTTGCCGTAGGTGGCGCTCACGACGTTCGCGATCGAGTGCGACGCGAACGCATGGGCGAGCACCTGGCGGATGTTGCCCGTGCTGACACGGTTGCCACCGTCGTAGCCGTTCTCACGAGCGGCCTTGAGGAGCACCTCGCCGAGCGACACGCCACGCTGCCGACCGGCAGCCTCGAGCGTCCGAGCGTCGTAGTGCTTCTCGGGATTGGCAAGGCCACCGGCGAGCGCGAGGCTGGCCTCGACGACCTGCGGGCCGTCCACCTTCTCGACCACGTGCACCGCCGGGGCAGCCGGCCGGCTCGCGCGGATCGCACCGAGCAGTTCGGCCGTGATCTCGGCCTTGATCTCGTCCATCGACTTCTCCTTCTTGGGTTCGGCCTCGATGGCCTTCGCCTCGACCTTCTGCTCCACGGCGACGCTCGCCGTGGCTTCCACCGCAGCAGCCGTGATCGGCTCCTCGGCGGGCGTCTTGGTGGCTTCGTCAGCCATGAGCACGTCCTCACTCGCCTCCGCGGCGATTGCGGCCGACGTAGCGGCGTCGGCTCCGAAAAGAACGATCGAGACTTCTCGCAACGAGGAGCCGCGAACGACGGAAATCGGCCCGGTAAAATCCCGGCCGTTGACTTGCACCTTCTCGCCGGGGGCGACGTTTTCGATCTTGCCGGTGTCGGCCCCGATCGACGCCTGGAACTTGAGCCCCTTCTTCGCGAGCGAGACGACCCGCTCGGCGACCGGCCCTTCGCCGATCAAATCGCCGGAGAGCGTGATTTGCTGGCCGTCGTTGGCGACAGCCGACGATTGGCCGAGCACGTTGTCGAGGCTCGCGTCGTGGCCCCACAGAATCGGGATCGCCTGCCGGCTCGTATCCATGCCGGCGAGATCGACAACCAGCGGGTTACGCGACCACGACTGCCGGATCGCCGCGCCGGTGTAGGCGACGAGCTCGAAACTCGGCAGCGACGACGATTCGCCGTCGGCGGCCTTCACCGAAAACTCGGCCTGCATGGCGAGCACCTTCGGCTGGCCGGAGGCTTCGATGCGATTCTTCTTGCGACGGCTCATGCTGACTCCTCTTGCGGTTGCTGTTGCTGCTGGCTGCCGGCCGGCGGAGCAGGGGCGATGCCGAGCGAATCCTCCATCTCGCGTTCGATCGCACGCTGGGCGAGCACTTGCCGCCAGTCCTTGCCGGCTTTGGCGCACACGTCGGCGAGCGTCGTCGTGTTGTTCGCGAGGCGGGCCGCTTCGGCCGTGGCTTCCTTGAGCGGATCGACGTGCTCCGCACCGTCCCACGTCCACGTCCAGTTCCACGCCGCGACGGGCGGCAGACCGTTGGGGATGAGGCCCGGCACCAGGGCGGCCTCGTCGAACCACTTGACGAGCATGCGGTCGAGCACCGCCCGCTCGAGGTCGAGCCGCAGCGTCCGCAGGTGCTTGTGATACACCTGGTAATCCATGCGGCCCGAAGCGTAGTTGTACGTGCTGGAATTGAGGGCTGCGACGTTAAACGGCAGATTCAAGCAGCGGGCGATTTCATTGAGAATCGCCTTCACGAACATGTCGTATTGCGACATGGGCTGCTCGGGCTTCATCTGCGTCGGCGACCAGCCCTCCGGCGCGGCGACGATCATGCCGCGAGCCATCGGCATGGTTTCCCACGAATCCAGTTCTGCGGAGTCGCGCTGCCCGCCGGGCGTGTTCGTATGCAGGATCGCCGCGAAGTCCGCGGCGGTCTCCGCGGCCGTGACGACCGCGAGCGTGTAGCGCCGGAGCATCGCGAACAGTTCGAGAGCCGGCACGATCTCGCCAACGCCGCGGTGCTGGCCCGGTCGGGTTGCGTGGAACCAATGGAAAACGTCCTCGGCCTCAATCCACCGGCCCGTGTTCGTCCAGGCGTATTCGATCGCCCCTGGATGGTGCCGCAGGAAGTAATATTCCGACGGGTTGCCGTCCCGGTCGAACCGCACGCCGTCGATGTTCTTGGGGTCGATGTTGCCTGCCGGATCCTGGCATTGGTCGCACTCGACGAGTTTCAAGTCGAGTTGCACGCCGTCGAGGCCGCGATTGGTGGTCGCCAACGCAAACACTTCGCCGTCGATGACCCGCGAGGTCCGCATGATGCGGAGTTTCGTCGCGAGGTCGATGGCGAGCGACCAGTCGTAGACGGCGCTCTCGACGGCCCGCGTGCGGGCGGGGTCCACGTCGGGGCCGAGATCAAGCTGCAGCCGCGGGCCGCTGCCGATCAAGTCGGTGGCAAGCGTCGAGACCATGCCGGCCAAGTACGAGTTGTTCGCGTGTTCGTATCGCGCCCGATTCCGCAACGTCCGGCGGATCATCGGCGACAGGGCGGCGTCGGCCGAGAGGGCGTCGGCCATGCCCCAGTGCCGCTTGTTGAGCGTCGTTGTCTGCGCGGCGTCGTACCGGGCCTTTACGCCCTTGCTGCGAAGCGACGGCAGGATGCGGCCAAGCCAACTCACCTAGTTGCCCCCGGCATTTCAAGGCGAGCGAACGCCAGCCGCTTGAACGGCGAGACCTGGACGGCCCGCTGCTCCATCACGAACTTGGCGGCCGCCACCTGGCGGTCGAGTTCGTGCTGCTCAACCTCGCCGGCGTCCGTGCGGGCACGGCGGGGCTGGGCAAGGTTCTGCTCGATTGCGTCGAGAATGTCCTCGTCGGCCAATTGGCACCTCTGGATAGGGCGTTTGCGCTGCCTCTACCAGTTCAGTGTACCAATGTCCACGACCCCGTAAGGTCGCAGCCGGCCGGCTATCGGCCCATCTTGGCGAGCATTTCGGCCCGCTTCTGCGCCATCTCCTCGGGCGTGATCCGCTTTCGCTGGGCGTGACCGCCCCCGCGGGAGTCCACGCCGATCGCCGAGAGGCCTGTGTAACTGGCCGCAACCGCGCTGCCGACGACGCAATCGAGCCAGTGATTGTCGCGGCCTGGCGTGAGTCGCCATTCGTCCACCACCCGGCCCTTCGCCTCCACGCGGGTCGGGTATTCCGCCGCCAAGTGCTCGGAGAGCATGTCGTGATTGCCGGCGTGCAAGGTGAAAGCCTGCGGGTCGGCCGTCGGCAGTTTGCACCGAGCGGCGAAAAACCCCTTCCAGGCGTTTGTGTCAAAGAGCACGTGCCGGAGCCGCTGGATCGTGCTCGTGCGCCAGTTGGCACCGATCCGCTCGCCGCGGTCTGGTTTCTTGTCGCTGATTGTCTGGCCGGAGGCTCCCACAAATCGGCCGTGCGTGGGCGCTACGCGCGGCCCCCACTTCGACCGCCTGGCAAAGTCGCGGACCACGCCGGCCGTCTGTGCCCAGTTGGCGTCGATGAACATTTGCGAGACGCGGAGTTCGGCATCGTCGTCTTCGCGGGCAAACGTCCGGTCGAGTATTTCGCAACCGATCTTTTCGAGGCCGGCATAGATCGCCGCGTCGAGCGACACGCCACCGGCCGCCTTCACCAGCGTCTTGCGTGCATCGCGAAGCGTGAAGTACGCACGGCCCTGGTCGGGAAACGTCCCGTAGGCGACGAGGTGGCCCCGCAACTGATGCCCCCACCCGCAGACGGCCCAGTAGAGCACGCGCTCCTGCACGTCCACGAACGCGGTCAGCGTGTCGAGCCCGCGCGGCACCACCCACCGGGGCACGTTGATCGCCCGCTGCACGATGTCGGCGGCCTTGAGCGCCTCGGCTCGCGATTCCTCCGGCAGCGGTTCGTTTTGGAACTCCGCCGCAAACGCCACGTCGCCGCGGTCGATTCGCAGGTTGTAGGCATGCTGCAGGGCACTTTCCTCGTCGTCCTGCTTGCGAGCCTCCCACGCCACGCGGCCGCCGGCGTCCATGTCGGCACGATGCTCGCGGTAGAAGTCGGTCGCTGCCTGCACGCCGTTGCCCGATCGCTGGCCGGCCTTGCGGAGATCGGTGTATTGATCCCACAGCGTCGTATTCGTCGGCCACTCGTACACGAGCTTCGTGCGTTGCCCCTGCCAGGCGGGATGCCGCTGCCGATCCAGCAGCCGATCGGCCAGGTCGTCGGGGCACACCACCGTCACGGTGCACAAGCCGGCAATCCGGCAGCCTGGGCCGGCAAGACCGAGAATCGCACCCTTGAGCACCGCCTCGCGGGTTGCTACTTGTGACGGCGACCGGGCCGAATCGTCGGTCTGCGGGTCGTCGATCAAGACGAGGCTCGGCCGCACCTTCCGGCCGTCCGCGGCCCGCTTGGCCGACATGCCGCGGATGCGGCCGGTGATGCCGGCAACCCGGATGATGCCGCTCGACGCCTTGCTGCCGGGGATCGTCGGGAACTGCACTTCGTCGGCCGTCCACTGGATATGCGTCGGCTTGCCTTGGAACAACTGCCCCTTGGCCCGCTGGTGGATTCGCTCGAGAGCCACGATCGGGTAGATCGCCTCTGGAAAATCCTCGAGCAGCGTTTCGTTCGTCTCGCACTCAACCTTGATGGAGTCGAGCATCGTCGAGGCATGCCCCTCGTCGGAGCCGATGATGCAGACAAATTCTCGATAGCCGTAGAGCAAGGCCCAGAGCGCCGCCACTTCGACGAGCGAGGTTTTGCCGGAGCCGCGGGGCATCGCAAAACAGAACAGTTCGCCGTGGAGCACGGCCTGCTCGACCGCAGCGATAACTTTCAGGTGATCGTCAGACCACGTAAGCGAAAACGTCGCCGGAAAATAACTTTCGCAAAACGTGCGGAA